AGAACTATATTATTTTATGGAAGAAACGATACAGGTGTAAATTATTATTTTTGGTATGATACCAATCAAACTCCTGACCATCTTACCTGCTTATTTGGTTGCAATAACGCACATCCTATTTATTTAGATTATGCTATTGGTTTATCAATCAATACATGGTATCATATCGAAGTTGATATTATATATCCGAATGCTATTATGTTTTTAGATGGATTAAAGGTAGCTGAGGTAACTATTGATGCGAATTACAGTGCTAAAATAAATGCAAATGAATTATTATATATCACAACGAGGAAACTAAATGCTACGAGTTATGATTGCAGGTATTGGGGATATATGGATTCTTTAGAAATTCATCAAGGCAAATATTTACATAAATCTAATTTCACACCACCAAACAGGGCGGCATAATGAAATATATAAAAAAATATAAAAGCGAAACTGAATTTGATATATTCTTTCAAAAATTGTATGAAACAAAGTGGGTTGTTAATGGACTTGGAAGCCCGAAAGTACAAGCGTGGTTAGCAGAGGGAAATGAATTTGAAGTTGTTGCTTTTGTACCTATCCCTTTAGCTGAATATAAAACACAGCAAATAGAGAGTTGTAATCAATTAAGTTTTCAAATAAGAAATGTTTTTTTACCTGATTACAAATTGATTAACGCAGGTATAGATGTTTATGAAGACGATAATCCGGGTACTAAATTAAAATATAAAAAGACTGTGCAAGCATTCAGAACTGAATTTTATAGACTATCTGGATTAATAAATTCAGCAACAACGAATGATGCAATTGATGTAATTGTTAGTGGTGCAAATTATCCGAATGGGATTTTATGAACTACGAAATACTAAGCAAGGAAAGAATAGAAGGTAGTTGGAAATACCGTATAGCGATTAATGATTTAGTGTTGGTAATATGGTTTAAAGATGAACCGAATAAGATTGAATTAGATAATAGTATTTATGAATTAATCAATAGATAAAGGTTTAGAGTGGGCATGACAGAAACATTAAGTGGAAGCACAGAGAATCCAAACGTAACGGCAAAAATATTAGTTGCTGTGGTTTCTTTTGTTGTTATTGCTTTGTTGGGATGGATAGGTACTTCGGTTATTGGTTTACAGGACGTTCAGGCAGTAATGCGAACTGATATTGAAGTCATTAAAAATGATTTAAAATATCAAATGACATTGCAAGACCGGATAAAAGGGCAGGAAGAACAAATAAATAGGCTAAGGGAAGAAGTAATCAGAAACGAAAATTCAAAAAGAAGAAGATGAGTCTGAGCAAAAGAGCAGATAACGCAAAGATTATAAAGGTCTTTGAAGCTAATCATGGGAGCTTAAAAGACACGGCAACTGCTTTGAATATAACAAGGCAAACTCTATTCATGTGGAAAGAGAAAGACCCTGAATTAAAAGAGGCAATGCAGCAATCTTTGGAAGGATTAGTCGATGAAGCCGAAAGCTCTTTAAGGTTACTGATTAAAGGTATCCCGAAAGTCAGTAAGGACGGGATTTTAATCGGATGGGAATCAAAGCCAGATGTAGCTGCTGTTATCTTTTTCCTGAAATGCAAAGGGAAAAATAGAGGATATGTAGAGAAAGAATTTATCGAGATTGAAAATATTAATTTACCTAACATTATAATAAATGGATGACATAAGCATAAAGTTAAGCCCTCAGCAGACAGAGGCTTTTAAATCCGATAAGAAAATAACATACAAACGTTCCGGTAATGGGCCTGAAATAACACAACCTGTAGTTTTGCTCCGAGGCAGAAGTCCGCCTTGCTCTGTGGCGAGCAGAGCCGAGACCCGTGACAAGCTCGAGCTCTGCTCTATTGCCTGCACGGCGGCCGACGGCAATCCTTTGCCGTCAGCGCCATAAAAATACGGCCCGAGTATGATGCTCCACACCCCAGCGCAAAAAAGAAAAAGCGCACCGACTACAAGTAGTGGTGCGCTTTGCGGGACTTTCATCCCGATATTTTACCGCGTTTCAGCAGCGGTGTGGAAGAT